GAAAAAGATTCTGAAATTGAGGACAATTCTAAGTACAGAATGTAAGTCCTATGCCAATATTCAGTAATCAATCTTTAGACATAGCAGGAGGTTACGAAGCAATTTCGAATAGAATTGCTGCGCTGCAGGCATACAATGAATCAAGGCAGCTCACTCAAGAAAGTGATAAAAAAAGGGGTGATAGTCTTGCACAATCTCTGCAGGCATTAGCGGGTCAAAAGTCTTCAGTTGAAGCAAACCAAAGTAGGGATAAAAGAAACCAACCAACCAGTTTTGATAAATTGGTTGGTCTTATTAATCAGACAAACTTAGGTACTGGATATACAAACACAAATCAATTGATTAGAAAAAATCTATTGGAACTTGTGTTTAAAATGAAAGGCGAAATTAGTACAATAATCCAGGAAGAAATGTTCCGTACTTTAGATTGTGCGCAGGAACAAACTTACAAAGGGTTATCAACAACCCAAGTTCAAAGCATACCTTCATTATCATTATTACCCCAACAAGAAGGGATATATGTTAGAGTTGAAAGTATTGATTTTAACAATTCACTGAAAATCAATCCTCAGACTCAAATCGGAAAGTTATATTATGAAACTACTGGTATAACAAGTTTAGCCACCTACAAAAACTATGCGGGTACTTCAGGGTTTCCAATGAACTATGAATTAAACGAACGCATTCAAAACAAAGGGCAAACATTTAAAGATGAATATTCGGTTTATTATAATGGGAGAAGCCGTCAAAAAGTTTTTGACATAGAATACACCCAACAAAATGGTCTTGGTGAAACTGGAGATTTTTTCAGAGTCTTTCTGCTTGACAGAGAAGGTTCTCCCACATCGACTAATCCGGCTCAAGCCACTCTTCAATTTTCAGCAAATACAATTGTCACAGCAATTGGTGATTATATTCAATCAATTGATTTGTTTAATGCCAAGACTTTCCTTGCAAGCTTACTTAACATAACAACAGGTCTTCTGGCAAGTGGATTGTCAATCCAGCAATTAGAAAACCAGAATAAATTTGTAACAATTTTATTTAGGATTATGGGTATTTGTGAACCAGGTTCATCTGAAATAGATGTATCTGGGGTAGCAAAAGTTTCTGAGTTGGACAATTTGGATGATGAGTTTTTCGCGTTCACTGAAATTGAGTTAAATGACATTAACCAGGCCTCTAATAATCAGAAAAGGGGTATTGTCCAATACATTGATTGTGATAATGTTGATTTACCGGTAAATAACCAAATTTTACTTCAAGAACTTGATACTTTATCCAACACCATCGATTCTCTCCCAGTTGAAGACCAAGTAGCAGAAATTGAAAGAGTTTTAGATAATATACCTCAAACTTGGTCACAGGAAGGTTTTGGTGGTGTTGGATTTAACTTTGAAAATCCATTTAACCAAGATTTAATAAAAAAAATCCCTGCAGCACTTTTTTATTCAATTTTTACTCCCAAAGTCCTACTTCCTATGTTTATTTTCGTTGAATATCAAAGAGAACAAATTTTAGGTTTTGCAAACAATCTTATAGTATCTGGTAACTCAATCATCTCCTCAGCGAATACCCTTATTAATTCTGCTAACACCATAAATGCTTTAGCAAGCACCTTGGTAACTGATGGGGTTGATTTTGCCAAAAAATTTAGAAAGTTTGTTACAAGAGTAATCGGTAGAATCATGAATAGATTTCTGGAATTACTATTCAACATGCTCAAGAAAAACCTTCTAAGACTACTCAGAGAAATTTTAAGAGATATTGCCAGAACCAGTAAGAGTGCTAAGTTAAAAGCAATTAACGCAATTCTTAACTATGCTGAACCACTAGTTCAAGGATTCCTAAATTACCGAGAGTGTAAAAGCTTAATCAAACAGATTCAAAGAATTCTGGAATTAATCAGAGGTGAACCTAGAACCCCACCTTCACCACTGCCAAATGCATTACTCGTGTTGACAGAATTTTTACCAGGAATGAGCCCAGAGAGAGGCGTGCTCAATACTATTGAGTATATGCAAGCTTACGGACTTAAAACCGGAACTTTGCCAGATGGTAGTCCAAACAGAATGGTTGCATTTACCACTGCAATGCAAAAGGGTGGATATGACGAATTCATCGCAAACGGTAAAGTAGAAGGGACAGTGTTTGTTCCACCACTTTCAGGGGGGGTATTAAAAGTATTTGCAAAAGGAAAATAGTATGACACAGGAAGAATTCAAAGTGTTCGTGGAGGTAGCCAAAGACGCTAAAAATGTACCAAATCAACGGCTGGAACAAGTGATGGACCAGCTTGCAGATGAGTTTGAGACAACCAAACAAAACATTTTAGGTTTGAGTGTTTATCTCGATAAAGTAGAAGAATTGTACAATTCAATCCTGAAAGAATATCAGAATAGAAATGGAAGGTAGAATTTGGTTTTATGGTGTGGTAGTTGACAACCAAGACCCTCTTAATCTTGGAAGAGTAAGAGTCCAGGTACTTACTGATGACATTGCCGCAATCAAGAAGAGTTATGATGGATTCAGCCCAAAAAACTATTGGACTGAAAAGGACCCCTTTGTTTTCAATTCACTACTTCCTCTTTATGTATGGTCTGTACCCAAAGTTGATGAATTAGTTCAGGTATATTATCACGAGCCTAATACCACTCAATTCCTTAACCAATACTATATTCAAGGACCTTTCAACAGAATCCAGAATATAGTTCAGGAAAACTACAACGAATCTCAAAAGTTTACCGATATATCAGGAGTTCAGATTATTGGTGCACAAAACTTAAGAAACCCTGATGGTACATACAAAAACCCAGACCCAGATGGTGTTTTTCCAGACCCAGGGGATGTTGCTCTTTTGGGTAGAGGAAGTACCGACATTGTATTAAAAGAAGATACCACCCTTATTAGAGCCGGAAAATATAACGGAGAACTTGTTTCAAATAGAGACCCGGTAGGAAACAAAAACAGAGCATTTATACAATTAAGTAAGTTTCAAACAAAGACCTCGATTGGGGGAACTGTAAAACAAGCGGATGTTAAAGTACAAAATCTGCAGGTCAACTATCTTTTAGAGTATGAAATTAGTAATCCTGAAAACACCTTTGATTTGTTTAATGGAAGTGTAAGATTGTACAAATTACTTCCTAATGTGCTAACAACTTCACAAAATCTAAAGGTTGACTCAAACGTGGAGCAATACAAATTCATTCGTGCTTCACAAACGTTTTCTATGTTGAGTTTACAACAGGCTATTGTTTATATCAATAATTTCTTACAAGATTGTAACGCTGAACTCAAAACTAAAACAGGTACGGTTCTTTTTAGCGCATTTGATGAGAGATTTCCAATCTTTTTCAGACCAACTAACAGTTCGTATCAATTGATGCAAACAACACCTGTAAATCAAGTACGCCAAGTTCTTACAAGTGTTTTTAGCAAAATCAAATTAAACCCCAACGACAAAATTGGTGGATACGGTTTGATTTACCAGAAAGACAGAGTTGGTGACCCTATCAAAATAACACCAAAGAGTTTTAGGAAAATCGAAACAAATGCTTTACCTGAAACTTACGGAGCATTTGGGGCTCAACACGTTTATCTTTTATCTCAGCTTTCTCAAATACCTGGAAAAAACAAAATTAATTTCAGCAACACCTTATATGGTATTGACGAGCAAACTTTCGCACTTCAAATTCAACCAAATACCTCAAGTGCTGTGAGAGGAGAAGAACTTCTGGAACTATTGAATGTAATTGTAAGGTTCTTGGTATCCCACACTCATGGTTTCCCTGGTGAACCCCCCATTCCAGTAACGGAAGACGGTTCAAACGTGGATAATCTCATCCAACAGTTAAATGAAGCTTATACTAAAGTACTTAATCAATATATTCGTTTGAATTGATATTTATTAAGAAAAAGTATAATGTCAATTTACAGGTCGTATTTTAGTAGAAACAATACTCTTCTTTCAAATCTATACACAAACACTGCCAGAAACCCGGTGGTTGAGCTCAATTTTGGTAGCTCTGACCTTGTGGTTCCAAACTTCGGTTTTACCCGTTTCATTTTTGATTTAGACTTAGATGGTCTAAGACAAATGATGATGGAAAAATACATCTCAACTGGATGTACTACAGCCATTACTCATACTCTTATGATGACCAACACATCATCATTCAGTGACGACCTTATCAATACCAACATGAGCAATGGAAGAAAAAGAGCAACTTCTTTTGACCTTATTCTCTTTAGAATTCCAAAGTTCTCTGGAGCAACTGGAACACCACAATTTTGGGATGAAGGTGTTGGTTACGACTACAATGACTTTGGAACAACTCAAAATGGTATATCAGGGTCTCAAACAGCTATTGAGCAATACAACAACAAAAGCTTCTCTCTACGCCCTTCAAACTGGTATCAAACAACAACGGTAGCCAATTGGTCTCAACCTGGCATATACGACAATAGAAATAGCCTGACAGGTCTTACAGGACTTAACTACTCTTCAATAACAATTGTTGATGAGCAACACTTTGAATTGGGTAATGAAGACATCCAGTTTGATATGACTAATGAAATCAACGGAATTCTTGATGGAACTATCACCGGTGTTACAGGTTGGGGTATAGCATATAAACCAGACATTGAAAATATAACGGGTCTTACAGATTCGTACTCTGTTGGTTTCTTCGGCAAATATACCCAAACATTCTATCAGCCATATCTCTTGACAGATTATAACGACCTAATCCAAGATGATAGAAATGTATTCCTTAAAAACCAAACCAACAAACTATATCTCTATGTCTACCAAAATGGGGATTTTGTAAATCTTGATAATCTTCCAGGAGTGAACATTGAAGACCAAAATGGTGACGTTGTATCAGGAGGTTCAGGACTTACAACATGTCAAGTTACAAGGGGGGTATATGAAGTAACCGTTCCTAACATATTTGTTAACCAAGCAGCCCCTTGCCTATTTTACGATGTATGGACAGGACTCACAATAAATGGTCAGTCTTTACCAAACGTAACAAACCAGTTCGTCTTACAAAATTATTCTGCCGGAATTCAAATTGGAAGTCTGTCTAAAGAACCCAGTAAGTATGGCTTTAGCTTCTACGGCATTCTCCAAAACGAAAAAATCCTTAATACGGAAGTTCGTAAAGTGGGTGTTGTTGTTAAGAAAGAATGGACATCACAAAATCTTCTTGAAAACATCGATGTATATTATCGTGTTTATGTTACTGAGGGTACAACCGAAGTACAAGTTCAAGATTGGACTGCCGTAAACCGAACACCAAATGAATACTATTTCATGTTTGACATGAGAGACAAAATACCTAACGAGTATTATGTTGACATCAAGGTGAACACAAGCGGAGAAAAAGATATTTATAAAGACACATTAATATTCCAAATCGTTAACAAAAAATGAAAAAAGTAATCAAACTATCAGAGTCAGACCTCAAAAACCTTGTTTTAAGAGCTTTAAAAGAAGCTGAACATGAACATAACCGTTACATGTTTTTCAGCAATCTAGAACAAATGAAAAGACAAGCTGAGAGACTTTTAGAGTTGGACCACGATAAAATTCATGCGATTTTGGAAAATGGGCACGATTGGGCTGACGACCATATCACGGTAGCTAAAGAAAATCTTGACCAAGTATTCGATTTTATGATGAATGAGATTGAAGGTAATGGTGAGGAATTGATGTTCGCTATGGATATGGATATCATGGAAGCAAAAAAGAAAAAGAACAGAAAAAAGGCTGGAACTCCGTTATGTGCTAGAGGTATGGCGGCGGCTAAGGCTAAATATGATGTATACCCTTCAGCATACGCTAACGGATATGCAGTACAAGTGTGTCAGGGTGAACAACCTGGTCTCGACGGCAAAAAAAGATGTTCGGGAGCATATTGTTAATTTGAAAAATTTGTTTTACCTTTGTCATCAAAGATTAAGGTAATGAAAAATCTAGAACATAAATTTCGTCGGTTTATCCAAAAACAGACACTCCAACTGTTTCGGTATGTCAGTACCGAACAAGAAAAATCCGTGTATGAGCGTGATTGCATAGCAGTATGCAAGAAATTCATCAACCAACCGGACTCAGTAATGTTGCTAACCCCAATTAGCGGTAAGCGATATATTAGAAGTGAAAAGAACGAGATTTTTATAATTCTTGATTCGCACCGAGTGAAGATAATCAACCATGTTTACGCCTACGACGTGCACATGAATGACAAGTCATGGAACCAAATAATTTCACTTTTTGACAACGAAGTCGAAAAGCGTAGAGAGGTTTTCGAACAACAAATAACAGCAAACATCAAGTCTTCCTTACAAAAAATCATCAAAGAAAAACAATGAAACACCCATTCTTCACATTGTATTATACTGGTATAGGTATCCTTGTATGTATAGGTCTTATTCTTAGTTTGCTAGTACTTAATATTCCAAATATTAGCCGAGCTTTTTCTAAAGAAACACCATCACCAGAACCCTATTCTGGAAGTATGAATGTTAAAGTCTTGCAAAATATCCCAACACAGGAATCCCAAAAGCCAAGTGTTAAAGAAACTGTTAGAGCTAAACCAGAAAATTCAATTCCTAAAGTTGAATCCAAGGAGGTGAAACAAGACAGTGCTACATCAAACTCTGAAGAACAAACATCGGTTAGTCCTGATTCTTCTTCGAATCAATAGTCTCTCTTAGAACCTTAGTAATAAGGTTTTTTAAACCCTCATTTTTCTTTTTGGGTTTGTAAGATACCATGGTAGGTTTGTTTCCCTTTCCTACCTTGGGATTCTTTTTTTCTTCTCTTCTCTTTTGAGCACATGCGGCCTTCTTTTGTGCGTCTGTCATTTTAGCTGCGACACCTGCTGCTCTGCACTTCGGGTATGCCTTTGACTCACCTTCTTCACGTCCACAGGGAGGATGACCACCACCTTCTTTTTTTCTACAAATGTTTACCCAAGGACCTTTAGGTTGTTTACTACCTTTAGGCTTTTTCTTTGTACCAAACCAAACAGCTAAATCTTCTTTAAGAACATCCTCACCTTTGAAAATGTCTTTTCTAATTTTTTTCACTTTATTCATATTTGATTTAGTTTTTTTTTCGTCCTGGTTTATTTCTTTTTTAGACTTCTCAAGTTCACCATCAAAAGAATCATAAGAAGTGTCGTTACTCAAGAATTTAGAAATTTTCACAATAAAAGGTTGTAACTGAGCATCAGTCCAACTTTGTGGTGTAATATTCAATTTTCCTTTATATGGACCACTACTAATAGCCGAGGTACTCTCGTTGATTTTCTTTTTCATGACCTTATATTTTTATAAATATCTAATTTTATATGCAAGATTTCGCTCCAATTCAGTTATTTGACAGAATAAATATTCAATCATCTGAGGATTTTCAAAAGTTGATTGACGAGTTAAACCAAGAACAAGCGGTCTTCATAATTCAAGTAGCATTAGAAAAAGCTTACAATTCCGGAATTTTTAATTTGAGTGAAGCAGAAATTCTTTCAAAGTCACTACGTATTAAAAATAATATTTCAAAATCAAATCCCAAGGATGAATCCAAACGAAATAAGTAAAAGAATTATAGAAGGGGAGCATTTTCTAACTGAAGTTGTTAGAAAAGGACATAAACCCTATTATGGCGATGAATACGAACATATTAGAACTGAAGTTGGTGTTCTTAGGTGTTTATACTTTGGTAATGATTCCAAATTTTGTAATCCAAAATATAGAAAATAAAAAAGGGGGCGTAAGCCCCCTTCCTTTTTGTAGTTCGAGATATTATCTCAATTCTCTCAAGTCGAATGTTCTAACACCATCAACTGTGATACGACCGTAGAAACGGTTGTTTACAACCTTCTTAGCGTATCTAGTCATGATACCCTTGATAGGTGTAAAGTTGAATGGGTTATACATTGTTGGAGTAAGTTGCAATGGTACGTATGGTGCGTAGATGTAACCAGTGTCAAGCAACGATGTACCTTTGTGTCCCAACAATACTTGGTTTGCAGGGAAGTAAGGGTCACGGTAAACTTGGTATCTACCAGCCAATGTTCCAACTCTTTCAATACCCATGTTGTATTGGTCTTGCTCAGGAGCTGCGTTAGACACGTGGAAGTACTCCAAGTCGTCGAAGATAGCAGATACCTCAGAAGATACAACAATCCAGTTTGCTCCACCTCTCAAAGTTGATTTGTGGATTTGAGCTGAGATTTGGTTGATTGCAGTGATAAGAGTTTGGTTCCAGTCCTTTTGAGTGTAAGGAGTAGTACCAGAGTTGAATCTCTTCCATCCGTTGTAATCCCAACGAAGGTTCCAAGATGCAGCTTTTCTCAAATCTCTCAAAATTTCGCGGTCAATTTCAGCAGCCACTTGCTCAGACAACAAAGCTGTTAATTCAGCTTCAGCGTCAATGTTGTGGAATGCTGCAACGTCTTGCGCCATTTCTGGAGACCATTGAGCTCTAAGTTTTCTTTCGGTAACCGAAACAGTCACAGACTGAAGGTCAAAAGAAACTTCACCAATTTTATCTTCAAATTCAAGATTCTTGTAAATTCTGTATGTTGCCAAGAATGCGTTGTTGGTTGCTGTTGAAGAAGAGAATGTTGAACCAGTGTATCCGTCAAGTGATGAATCACCACAAGAGATACAAACAGGAACTTGTAAATCAACTTCTAAGTAAATTTTACCGTCAACATCACAAACATCGTTGTAAACGCCACCACCAGTTCTACTTTGTGGGAATGCTAAAGATTCATTAGTACCATACTGAACAATCCCTTTACCGTATTTCTGAGTTACAACTCTGAACAAGTAGTTATTTGATGTGTTTGCTGAAGTATACCAGTTTGTCGCAACTCCACGGATTTGAAGGTCAGTCAAGAATTCTTCAGTATCCATAGGGTTACCGTTAGGACCGATAAGTTGACCAGCACCTGCAGGTTGGAAACCTGTCAATTCAAGTAAAACCTTTCTGTAGTTACCCAAAGTGTATGCAGTTGCTACAAGAGAATCTCCAGTCCATGCAACCGTTTTTACACCACCAGCAATCGCTGAACCAGTTTCACCAATTGTAACACCTGGAGTGATTGCAGAAAATGAACCTTTAGAGTAGTCGTAAAGACCTGGAGGGTCCAAAGCAGGTTCGTTACCTTCGTAGAATCTATCGTAAAGGTCTCTAGTGTTATCGTAGTCATAACCAGAGTTTGGAGTTTGGTCAGCATTTGCATTTGGTGCTCCGTAAGGTGCATAGTGCTCGTTGAATGCCGTTGGTTGGTACGACTGAATGTTAGGTACAAAGTAGAACAACTTACCGATAGGAAGGTTCATCGCTTGTACAGAAACGATGTCGTTAGCCAAAAGCTTAGAGAAAACTCTTCTTACGATTGGAAATACAACAGTTTCGAATGAACCGGTATCAGCAGTTGATGCTGCTTCGTTAATCAAATAAGACGCTTGGTTTTCATACAACTGCGCGATATTCTCTTTAAGGTGACCGTTAAGTCCATCGAGGAAACCTAACTTGTCCCATTTGTTGATTGTATCTTCTTTGATAACTTTAAGGTGCTTAAGACCGATGTTACCAACAAGACCACTTTCTAATAATGCTCCCATTTCTTTTTTTGTTTTTAGGATTTTTATTTATTTTTTTACAATTTTGACATTAAGTCCTTAATTCTTAAGAATTGAGGATTCTCATATGTCTTAGACTCGATAAGGGTGGTTGCTGAACCCGAAGTTTTTGTTGTGTTCAACTGTCTTTCAACATTTTCTGAAATATTTTTTGTTTCAGTATGTGAAAGCTCATCCTTAACTGTCTTGTAGAGTTGTTTTGATTCTTTGAGAGATTCTACAGAATCAAATCTTCTCAAGATGTTGATTTTTTCTTTTTTAGTAGTGGAGTGTTCTGTGAACAATCTTGTTGCATAAGCTAGATTTGAATTGAATACAGCAACCTCATTGAGTTTCTCTCTGAAAACATTCAATGCTTTTCTGTACTCTTCATTTTTTTCTCTGAGCATTTTCAACTCAGCGTCAATAGATTCTACTTTAACGCCATTATTACCATAAACATAATTTCTGTTGTTTGTAATACCTTTTCTTAATCCTCTACCTTCTTTAGACCCCATTCCGTAAGTTCTAGCAGCTTCTTTTGCTTCTTCTTTGGTTTCATAGTCTTTTTTACCAGGATGTGTTTTAGATTTGTCACCTTTGTTTCCTCCGAATTTTCCTTCGTAGTCTTTATAGTGACCATCTTTACCTTCACCAGCTTTCTTCTCAACACCGTTTACTTTCTTACGTTTGTATTCGTGTTTTTTAGAACCCCAGTCGTTCCCTTCTTCCATTTCACCTTCTTTGAACTCAAATTTTGCTTTACCAGTACCCATAGTTTTAGGTCCAGCCTTTTTGTGGTCGTCAAATCCTTTTTTAGGTAAAGTACTATCGTACTTAAATTTAGGATGACCCATTCCAACGCCTTTTGGTTTTACAGTCATTTTAGCTTCGGTAAGGTCGTAATCTTCAGAAGACATTTCCTCCATCATGTCCGAATCTTCTTCGTCCATCATTTCGTCCATTCCTTCTTCCATTTCTTCCTCATCCATTTCTATTTCATACATGATTTCATCGTCCTCTGAATCTTTTTTAGAAGAATAAAGAGCTTCAATCACAGCATCTAAATCCGCATCTTCTTGCATCTCTAGTTCTGAGAAATCCATCTCATCTTCCATCATGTCTTCACCTTCCATCATTTCGTCCTCTTCAGCCATCATATCATCTTCCTCCTCCATTTCAGATTCTTCAAGTTTTACGATGTACTCAGCGTCCTCACTTTCGTCGGTTAAATGAATTTCATCACCATCTTTCACAACAACGATTCCATCTTCTGGGCCCATTGCTTTGAAAGCTTTGATAACTTCTTCATCAGACATATCAGTCATGTCGATAGTTTCTTCCGAATCTTCGAAATCCATCATATCTTCCATTCCCATATCTAATTCTTCAGAGTCTTCCATGTCTTCAGCTTCGTCACCCATGTCAACCATGTCTAACTCTGCATCCAACTCAATCTCATCATCTTCTTGTTCAGAAAGAGATTCCTTTACTAACTGACTGATTTCTTCCTTCATAGTAGAAGCAAGTATTCCTTTTGCGTTTTCGGCAATTACCTCTTCAACGTTTTTCATTTGAATGAGTGCCTCTTCAACTAAATTTTTAGTTTCTTGCATGTAAATTGTTTTCATAATAAATAGTTATCAAAACAAAAAAATCCGTTTATACCCCCCTCCTCAACGAAAAAAGGTATAAACGGAAATAAAAAAGGTGGGAGAACCCACCTTTTACTATTACTCGATTACTTCATCGATTTTACTTTCTACTACTGAGACTATTCGCCAGTCGTGTTGAAAGCCGGTATACTTTTTAGTAACCTTAGCCTCTACATCAGTGACAGAGAACCCATTTACGAGTTTTTCCTCTCTGATTTTTTTTACACGACCAGAGTTTTCATCTGGCAAATCATAAACGATTTTAGCAACGAAGAATTTTTCATCCATAATAAATAAAATTATAATTAACGATTTAAATAATCGGTTAATTTTTTCATTAAATCAACTGACTTACCCATTCCTGAGTCAGAAATTTTTTGTTTTTTTTCTTCTTCGAGGTTTTCTTCGTACATACTTCTCTCCTCTGGGCTTCCAAATAGGTAAGCACCAGGGGTTGAGGGTGATGATACAAGGTCAAAACAAATTAATTCGAAATCATCTTGAACTTCATTTTGCTCGCCAACTTTTTTCAAAGAGCCAACCCCACGAGAAGAAACTCCCATGGTTACACCTTGTCTCATTAAGTTTGCTGCAATATCTCCTTTTGTTGAAACGATTCCACTTTCATGAAATCCAGGAGATGTCAATAACTTCAATTTGCCCATTAGAATATTTCCATCCCACCAGATATCGGTGATGATGTGAGAAACTCTATCAAGGTCAATTAAGGATGATTCTGGGTGGTTTAATTCCGAAGTTGATAATCCTTTTTTGATTGCTGACTTATATCTGTCAGCTTCACGCTTAAGTATTCTCTCAGGATAAACTCTACCATTTCGGTTAGGTACACCATACTTCTGTAAAACAGCATAGAATTCAAAAGGATTTCTATAATCTATATCTTTACGCTCAGATAGGACGGCTTCATTTAAACGGTCTGTTGGTGAAACATATCCAGCATCCATTTCAATAAGGATACCTTTTCCACTGTCTCTAGGACCTAATATAGGTAAATCTTTCATTATATCTTTTTAAAGATAAATATAATCCTAATTGATTGTTTTTATTTTTGATTTTTCTTTACTGGAACTAAATGTAAAATAATCGTTTTTAATTATACAATCCCGGTAAATTTCTTTGATAATTTTCTTGATAGCTTCTTTCACTTGTGAACCTTTGAAATCTAATTCTGTTTTTGTATAGAGATTGATTTCAAGGTTCATAAAAGATTTTTTGTTAAGTTGTATACCACTAGTTCTCAAATCCAAGTCTACTATGAATTTTTCAGAGAAATATTCGGTATTAATACTTTCAAATACTGAGTGCTTAATTTTTCTTGATAAATTACCGACTACTCTTTCCCAGTTGTCAGATTCTTTATGAGGACAAACCCAAGTTTGCAGGTTTATGTATAAAGACTTAAGGTTTTTTGAATCGACTGTTCCGTAGGATGTTTTTAATGATTCGTATTGGTTTAACTTAACCGTCTTACCTTTTTTCATTAATATATGAGTTGAATATCGTTTATTTTTATGAAAAAATAAGAAACTTTTCAACAATTCCAAATATTTCTATTATATGCTGATAGTTCAAGTAAACCAAAACATCGAAAAGGCTTTGAAGATATTGAAGTCTAAGGTGATTAAGACTAGACAGAACCAAAAGTTAAACTCAAGAAAAGAGTTTGTGAAAAAATCAGTTCAAAAAAGAAATACAAAAATTAAAGCAAAATACGTTCAACAACTCAAAAATCAAGAACAATAGATTCTTCTAATTTCTTGAGTCTAACGTAACTGATTTGGTCGTATTTTTCAGCTTCAATTTTAGAAATTGTTTCACTAATTTTGGACTTCAATTCAACATCACTTTCTTTGCTTGATAAAACTTTAAGTTTGTTTACAGCTGACTCTTTAAGGTCACCAAACTCGTTTTCCAAGTCTGATGTGCTTTTAGCTAAGATATGGAAAATTTCTTTTCTTGAATTCTCATCCAAATTTTCAACATATTTTGAGATTGTTTGATTAGCAATCGAAACCATTGATTTCAAAGGAATCTTAACACTTTCATTTGTTTGACCCTTGCTTTCCATCAATTTGGAAATAATATTTTTCTTGGAGTTCAGTCGCTCTTTGATATCTACTTTGTTGAAATAAACAACATTATCAATGTCTTCATAAATGTTGCTAGATTTCTCACCATTTTTTGGTAAGTTAGTTTTTTCTAATAAATGTCTAATAACATTAACGGCTTCTTCGAGGAATTCTTTTGCTTCGGTTTCAGTCAAGTTTTGAGGACTTGAAAGGTCATCATAAATTGAATAAATCTTTGAAAAAGATTTATTTGTTAAAATATTATGTTTGAACTCCTTGAGAGTTTTTTTGAACGTAGAAGTATCCCTGTAAGATTCTACTAGGTTTTTTTCGATGATGGATTTAATTTGTCCGAAAGTCATGAGGTCGTTATTATTCACTAATAAATATTATGAATTTAACAACTTGTCTAACTCCTCTTCGATTTTACCTAAACTTTGTTGAGCAATCCCCAGATTAAGATAATGACTGCCATACAAATCAGTTTCAATTAACATATTCATATCCCTATCGGAAACGGATTCTGGAGTAACCTCACCCTCTGCTGGAGCTGGAGCCTCAGGTGCGCCACCCGGAATTTCACCACCTAATTCACCACCCAATTCAGTTCCTAAATCAGGGATACCTCCTCCACCTCCAAATGCGGCTGCCGCTGGCTCACTAACTTCTCCCGGAGGTGCTTGTGGAGCACCCTCACCTGGTTTGTTACCATAAAGAGTATCAAGCTGGTCAAAAATTCCGGTCTTGGAAATTACTGTTGGAGTATTCTTAAGTTCCTCACCAATTGCTCTTTCCATTCTCTGTTGCAACAAGTCAGTTCTGATTTCATCATCCGACCAGTTGAAAATATGCTTTTTAGCCCAAGTAGAAGAAGTTGGTTGGATACCATTTCCTGGGTCAGAAACCAAATCACGATACAACAAAACTTTTTCTTTCCAGATGTCTACCTTAAGCAAATCAGCTTGAGTAGATGGGTTAGTAAGACCTAAAGTGAAGTTTGAAATCTCTTCTTCAAAACCCAACAAGAACAAATGTACAATAGCAATTTTGTTTAGTTCTTGTATCATAGACTTTTGAATTCTGTTGATTGTACGAGCAAAACGAATATCCTGAAGGGCTAGATTTTTTCCGTCTCCAGCAACTTCCTCAAACCCTAAAAATGCTTTAGGAATTCGAAGAGCAGTCACTAATTTCTTTTGAATATATTCAATATCAGCGATTTCAGAAAGATTCTGAGCGCCTGGTAGTGTGTCGATTGGACTAGGTTGTGCCGGGTCACGTACAGGAATAAAATAGTCCTGGTCAACAGCCATTTGGTTGAAACGCATATCAACATTACCTGTCTTAGAATCTACAATCTGTTCTCTTTTGAATTTGTTGGCAACACGTTGTACGTATGCTTCAACATCATCATCGTTCATGTTACCAACATAAACTTTGAATATTCGTCTTTCTGGTGCTCTAGATGTGCGATAAATCAACATCGCATCTTCAGATAACAAAAGTTGTTTCCAAATACGACGAGACTTCTCTAACATAGAAGTTCCATATGGAAGTTTTCTGTCGTCACCTAACAATCTAAAGTGAGCAATCTCCCAAGGTTGAAACTCCATGTTTTGAGTTTTCCAAGTAAACCTCAAACCTTTATCATCTGGATTTTGAGGTACTCCAACAGAAGCATTACGTGTGGCTAAACCTTGTTCAAATCTTTCAATTTCAATATTTGGGAGTTGTTGACATCCAATAACTCCTTTTTCCGGGTCAAGTCTCATGTAGACAAAATTGTCACCGTATTTACAGGTGTTTCTAGTCCACATAGGAAGATTAGTGTTGATGTCCAACGTATTGTTGAACAAATCTACCAATACCGATTTAATTCTTTTTGACTCCGAATAAACTTGAAGAATTATACCATCTTCGTTTGGTGTGGTTGACTCCTCAGCATAGATGTCCAAAGCAGCAGAAATCTCTGGAGTGTACTCCATAGATTCGTAATCATAGTATGAAGCCAATCTATTCGGCTCGTAATAAATGGCTTGAGTATAAAGATTATTTTCAACCTTTGCAAACTGATTAGCTAAATAAAAAGATTGTTTAGCTTGAAGCTTTTCCCTTTCATATTCAGCCTTATCAGTAGTCCTGAGAAGTTCTTTCTTATCTAATTTGTAGACAGGAAAATCTTGATTCATTAAAGCATCAGGACCTAAAGCCCTTGATAATCTTTGCCAAACCGTAAGATTTCTATTTTCCATCGTTCTAAACTTAAACTAAAATGAGTTTAATATAAATAGTTTTACCTACCGAATAACCAACCATACTTCTCGTAATCAGCACGAGATGATGAATAATTTTTATTCATTGGCATTCCAGGTTGTGAAAATTGAGGTAGAGCAGGGTTAAAATATTCTGACTTATCTTTATTCTCATTTACTACTGTACTCCATGAGTTCAACATAGCTTTAGTATGGTTTGCCACTTTAACCAATGATGGGAAAGCGGCCTCTGCAACATATAATGCCATGGATATTGCCATAATACAATCGTCGTGGTGACCTTTTTGGTGGTCAGGTCTACCATTGATGTATACAAAAGTTCCCATTTCATTCATAAGTCTGTTTGACCTAATTTTGAAATCGTGACGAATAGCTTCTTCAAGAGCGGCAATAATTTGAACTCTTTTGTTGTTAAAGTTAATTCCTGGAATTTTTTCTTTAATTTTTGGGTCATACTTCCATTTATTGCTCATGTCAACACCATCAAAGTAGAAATTTTCGTAACCCAATTCCTGCAGTTTTCTTGCCGTAGCAACACCCATACCTCCCGTTAAATCAATCACACAAAGAGCACTATACATAATTCCCCACTTATATGCAATTTCAGCTAAGGTATCAGGTGGTAGTTTACCAACAAACTCTAAAACTTGCTCCCTAGAATCAAAATCAATAATTTCAATACAAGAGAAGTCCTCAGAGTCTCCTCGTGAAACGTCCACTCCCATAACATACTTGTGACCATTTTCTGGCTCTTTCCATATCCAAAGCTGACCACCAATAAGTTTAGCCGCAGGTTCTTTAATGTCATTTTTCTGGATATCCTGCAGCATTTGCGCATCAAACACATTATCACCTGAACCCAAAAAGTTACACTCCAATTCTTGTGCGACTTTTCTTCTTTCGTATTTGAGTTTTTTTACCATGCTTTCAAACCAAGAAGAACAAGGTTTGAAACCGTCATTTATAAACTGGTGAAGAGTTGAGAGTTGCCTTTCTCTACTATTTTCCCCAGACAAATCAATGATTTTATCTGAGGTGTATTCATGTTTGTTAAGTAGGTAATGAACAATATCATTTGTTTTTACCATGTATAGGTCTTTTGTATAGCGGGGGTCCCTGTACCAATACATTTCGGTAATTTTGAAATCGTTCATATTACGCAATGCTTGGTCATAAATCTCATAGTAAATCGGGTCAAATCCGTTTGGAGTAGAAATGACGATTACCTTACCACCAGTAGAAAGTGATGCCATACAAGCAGCCCAGAAATCACTATCAGCCTCAATAAAGGCAGCCTCATCAAAAATTAAGGTCGTTGGGGTGTAACCTCTAAGTGCGTCTCGTGAAGTTGCTACGGCTTTTACCTCACAACCATTGGACAACTTGAAATGTCTTGCTGAGTTTTTTTCCGGAGCAAACCCGATACCAACCCATGCGGGCCATTGTTCGGTGAATCCTCTAATTTTATTTGCAAATTCAACAGAAGTATCAAGTTTGTTTGCAATAATAAGGATTTTTTCTGGCTTTTCTTTTCTAGCAAAAGCCAATCTTTTACTAGCCCATGCAGCAGTAACGGTAGAAACACCCGCTTGACGATATTTTAGAGCGATGTTTTCATTAAACTCTTCGTAATCCTCAACAAGCTGCACCTGGTCTTGAAACAATTCCAAAGGTACATACTTCGATACAGTGTTATCGTAAGTTTGAAGATAAGTTTTAAGAGCATAAGGAGTGCTCTTCATGCACTTCTTATACTCTATGATTACTTGTTCTTTAGTCATAAATTCTTAGTCAGGTCGGGAAATCCCTAATCCTGCTAAGAAATCTAATCCGTCGTCTTCTAAATCTTCACTAGATTCGAAACTGTCATATTCCTCCTTATTCTTTTTTGCAATCTTAATAAGTTCTTTGAACTCATCAGTTGCTTTAGAATTTTTGCCTGAGTCGTCGGAAATAGCATTTCCAATAATTTGTAGAAATTCCTCAGCAGGGAGTTTATAAAGTTCCATTTGGAACCAGTTCATTAGCCCTTTGTTGTCTTCATCAAAAATCTCATCCGGCAATGCAAAACGAATTTTTTCAACAACTTGAGGACCAATTCTAAGAGACCAAGCCTCCATAGGCAAAGTGTCAGTCTGACCCATAACTTTTTCACGAGTTACTGGGTCTTCAGGTAGTCCGTATCTACCTTTTGCCTCTTCAATTCCTTTAAGAATTTCATGGCATACAATCGGGAAAATAAGTCCGTATGCTTTGATTACGGTGTCAGCAGCTTCTTCACCACCACCTTCTTCACCACCATCTTCACCATCAGAATCACCCAATTCAACCATACCAGCAACGCCTTGACCTGTTGAGCTCATCTGGTCAATCAAATCATCCATTGTGAAGTACATAAAGTCATTTACTGACATAACTTCCAAATACATGCGGTATAAACGTGGGTCAATTTCGTCTAGTTTTGCCTTAATTTCTGGCTTTTGGAATAGATAATGCCCCTTTTTCGCAGTTCCTTGAATGATAGCGTTAATAATATTACGCTTGTGCTTCTCAAGTTCTAATTGCTCCTCAGGTGTCAAATCACTAATGTCAAAACCAGCTTGAATCATCAGCTCTTTAGCCTCTTCTTCATTTTCTTCTTCCATTTCGTCAGCAGCTAATCTAAAGTTACTAGTGTCAATGGGTTCACGGTTTAGATATGCTTCAATCACGAACCAATCACTTGGTGTTTGAGCCTCATCGAGAGATGCTTCAATTGCCAAATTTTCAAGAGCATCTTTGTGACGAGATTCAATTTGAACAATTTGAGGGATTTTACTATAGACTTCACTGATAAGCATTCGAGCAACCATAGGGGAATTTATCGTCTCTCTACCAGTCACTTCTCTAACCTTATCAACAACTTGTTTGAAACGTCTGGTTGCCAGACGTTGAATTTCCTGGTTTCCCTCCTGGAATGCAGGATTTTTTGCTAAAGGGTTCTCAGGGTCTCTAAGCTTACGCTCAAACCCTGGGTCCATTCTCTCAGGATAGTCCCCATAATCAATTTGTTCCTGAATTTTTCTATTTTTTGCCATCACGAAGAATACCTTGAATTAATTTCAATACATCATTTTTAGCCTTTTCGATTTCCTTCTGTGAGGCTTTAGGAGCTGGATTTGGACCTTCGAAAGGTTTTTTTCCCGGGTGGGCTGGTCTAGTGCCAGGTTTGGTCCCAGGTTTTGTTGTGGGCTTAGCTGGTGCTGTTTCCGTGTCAGCCTCACTCATCGATTGCAACATTCCCAAGTCCCCGATAGGTTTACTCATCTTAATTGACTTACCCTTCTTTGATTTTGGTTTGTAAACAGAACGACGGATAACTCCTTGCTCTGCTATTGTTTCTAAAAATTCTCCTTTTGTCATCTTTGGTTCCAAATAATTCTCGACCAAAGATACGATTTTTTCTTCAATAAAAAAATCCATGGGTGAAGTTCCTTCCTTCAAACTCTTCTTCACCGCTTTGACGCATCTTTCAAACTTAGCCGTTTTCTTAGGACCTAATTGAGCGTGGCATATAGCCCAAGGGTTATTTTCGTCTTTTTCTTCAGACTCGGTTGGCATTCCGTCCCCATAATTGTCCCACCCATCATCGGACGATGGACCAACTTGATGTGGAGCTTGAGTTCTTTCCCCTTTTTCAAAATCCATTGGGTCTTCTTCATCCTCAGCAACTTCACCTTCAATACGAACATTGATACCTCTTGAAGTAAGGTCTTTTAATTTTTGGGGGTCACGACTAGCTTTGTCAGCAGAAATCATCACAGCACCCTGCTCTGCCAAAGAAATTTTTTTGAATAAAACATTAATTTGATTTTCATTCAATTTTGCAATTGTGTCTGGGGATAGTCCCATTTCGACTAATTGGATAATTTTTTCTTTAGTTTTCATAAACAACATTTTTTTCAAACTCGAGAACTATATCTTTCTCGTATAATTTATCTTTGACAGCGGTTTCTTCTTCACCAAATCTGAAAACCAATCGACTACCCTCTTCATAATCTTCAATTTCCCAACCTAAAGCTACAACTCCGTCCATGGCATCGGACATGCTGAAGTAATCAGAATTTTGAACTAGTTCAAGTTTTACTTTTGATTTTCTTAATACACCAACTTTGTTGATGTGTTCTAAATCTGGAGGTGAGGGGTAACCATTAGCGGGAGCAGAATCCCAAGCATCACCCCAAACATCCTTCGATGAAGAAAATATAAACTCATAGAGATTGTCTCCCTTATAATCAGGACCAAGTCCATTGATATAAGTTAGATACCTCATAAAACAATTCCTTCAGTTGTGATTTTTACTTGTTTGTTATTTCTTTCGAAGACAAGGTTTTTCTTGTTAGTTCTTCCAATAAAGTTAAAACCAGCATTCTCTTCCAAGAATTTTTTACTCGCTAATTCTTGTTCGATGGTTTCAGACAAGCTCTCAATTTTTGAAGTCATAGAAGTCATCTTCTGTTTCTTTTGCATTTGTCTTTCTTCGAAAAGTTTTTTGGACAATTCAACTTCAGAGTTTGAAACTTCAAAATATTTGCTCAATACTTTGTCTATTTTACTTTCCTTAATAGACATTTCAAAATCGTAATCTTCTGAACCCATACCTTCCATTGGTTCCTCTGGAGTGATTTCAGCATCAAGGTCTAAATCTAGTTCAGCTGAAGGTTCTTCAGAACCCATGTCCATATCCATTTCCACATCAGCTTCTACATCTTCAAACTTAGACATGATATCTTCCATATCTTCTGGTTCGAGTTTAGTGAGGTCAACAGCTGACAATACCATATTGATAACATACTTGATATCTTCTGAACTCATTCCATCTTGTGATTCAAGAGCTCTCATTTTTTGAGTTAGTTTTCCGGTAAGCTTTTGGATTAATTTGAAAGAAACTTTTTCTTCCAAATCTTGTTCCATGTCCATAGGTTCTTCAGCAGGAACTTCTGCGTCCATACTCAAATCTAAATCCATGTCCATGTCAGCTTCGTCACCAGCCATTGGTAATTCTGGTTCTGGAAGTGGAGCAGGTTCTGCTGGTACTGCTGGTGTTTCCATTTCAGGTGCTGGAGCTGTTGGAGTTTTCAAAACAAACTTTTTTTGTTCACCGAATAATTTGACTTCTTCCGTTTCTCCATGAAGTTCGCTAGTTTCCTTTACGATAAGATTGAGTTTTCTAAGAGCTTGTGAGTAAGATGAGAAATACTTTCTATTTTTCATTGGCTCCATGTAATCTAAAGTAGACTCATTAAGTCCCTTTTTAATAATATAGCCTTGTTTTTCTTTAACGATGTGATATTTCATCCCATCGGCTAGGTTGATTGAATATTCAGTTCCACTTTCATTAATGCTTGTTGAGGGCATTCTGTAAGTGGCAATTTCCATAATTCTTTTCAATTTATCGGCACCTTCTAGTTTTTCACTGCCGATTGCTTTTAATTTTGCCATGGTTTTTTATTTATTAGATTTTTAATTGTTAAGGCCGTGCATACCACCAAGTTGTACCGCACTCAAATCGACAACGGTTCCTTGTTTTTGTCCGTCTGGACTAAGTGGAACCCAATCAACTGGGTGAGGATATGGTGCTGTGGTGGTTTCATCACCACATGTTACGCAAGCCTCGGCTTCATATTGCACATTTACGTCAAAAACCCCAAAAGGAGTTGGTGTTGGGGTAGGCGTTGATGTTGTTGTTGCGGTAGGACTAGCTGTAATACTTGGTGTTGGTGTTCTGGTTTGGGTTGTAGTAGGGGTGTTTGTAACTGTTGAAGTGTTGGTAGGTGTAATTGTTTGTGTTGCAGTATTAGTAGGTGTTGGTGTCCTAGTTGAACTTGGTGTTTGTGTAACTGTCGAACTTGGTGTTTGGGTTTGTGTGTTTGTTGGTGTTGTAGTCGGAGAACTAGTATTAGTAGGGGTTGCTGTTGGAGACGAGGTTATGCTTGGTGTTGGTGTACGAGAAGCTGTAATACTCGGGGTTGGGGTTACTGTGTTTGTAGGTGTATTCGTAGGTGAATTTGTTGGTGTTTGTGTTGGAGATTCAGTTGGTGTTGGTGTCAAATCTCCTTGACAATCGGTACAATTGTTCCATGGACCATTGAATACTGTCACACTTATAGCTGAAGAAGTTGGTTCGAAAGAAGTTAGAGACCAACAACCAATATTTGTTGCACCCCTTAGTAATTCATAAATTGCACCATCTTGGATAGTGGCTTCGGTGGCAAAAAATGCTTGTTGCCCGTTAATACAAGAAAACCCTATAAAATAATTCAACGCCATGGACTTTTTTTACTATAAATATTGCTCGTTTTATAATTAACTTAATAAATAAATATCTAGCAAAACTTTAATCCAACATTTTTACCTCAACAGACAGCTCTTTGTCGGTTTGCCTGTTCACAGTGTCGTACAATTTTTCTAAAAGTCCAGACCGACGCAAGTATTTGAAAACTAAGTTTTCGTAAGAATATTCACCCTCCTTTTCTAGTCCTGACTTGCGGTAGTCTTTTAATTTCTCTTTGAGTTTTTCTACGTTTTTTTCGTTGGCTGCCAGTCCTTCCTTTTTAATATTTTTAATTAGGTTCTGGATTTTTTCAACCCAGGAGTCAATTTTCTTAGTCAATACTAGACTTTCGAGCTGGGGCTTTTCTTTTGATGGTTTGCTTATCCATTTGTCGTCTTGTATGGAATATACTCCAGATGCAAAGTGAGCTTCTTCAGCATCTTGTGGATAGAGTTCAACGGGATACCCATAGATTTTAATATCGTGTTTTTGGTTGTAAACTTGTTTCTTTAAACCAAACAAATCCCTGTAGAGTTGTGCTTGCTTACCAAATTGTTTATAATCAATTATAAGATGCAGGTCAAAATCTGAAAATTCTGACCAGTTGTAGTTCGATAAACTTCCCGTCAGAACAATATCTTTAACTTCAACTTCTTCACCTAGAGTTTGGTGAAAATCATTGGCAATTTTCATCAAAGCTTCTTTAACTTTAGGTTTCAAAGTAGCTTTACCCCCCTCTTTATAGTTTTCCCATACCTTTGGGTTGAGGGTATCTTTAACAGCAAAGCTCTTTAGAATGGTTGATATCTGGGCCATCCTTTATAAATACACAAAAATCAGAGTTTATTGTATTTGAATTTTTTTGCTATTTCCGTTGAAAAGTATTTGCCTTGAGATTCTGCCATTCTAAATTTTGTGTAGGTGGCATGGGGCACTTCATTATATTGATATTTTGTGCCGTTTTTAAACTCGACAATCATGTCTTTGCTTTCGGTGTCGTATTGGCTGCGAACTATTGTCGCTGATTCAATCTCATTGAGAATGACGGTTCCTTTGATTTCTTCTCTTTTTATTCCCATGTTATTTTGTTTTTTTTACGCAGTTAGGGTATCGTTTACCAAACATAGTTTTCATTCCTTTCTGAGTGTAGCCTTTCCAACATCTTTCAGTTATTTCACCCTCAGTCATTTCTTCTTGATTCCCAAGATGGGAAAATACTTTTCTGATATGTTTTGGTAAGGTATCAATATTGATAACTTTTGCCTTGATTGTCTCCAACCCTTTTCTTGCAGCTTTTTTAGCTCTATGGTGTCCATCAATAATGGATATGAATTCTCCGTTGGATGTAACGAAAATCAAAATGGGGTATTGTAAATCGGCTTTCTCGATTTTTTTGATTTCCTCGGGGTTATCATCCCAAGATAATAAATAAGGTTTCAATTCTTCGACAGATATTTTTTGAACGGGGATATCTTCTGTGGCATTCAATAAATCAATAAGAGTAACCTTATCACCTTTTTCATTTTGCCAAGATGTGTCGTGTAACCCCTCTTCCATTTTTTGGGTTTTCTTTTTAGATTCTTCCTTTTTGGATTCAATATATTCAAAAGCAGTTCTTAATCTTTTTGTAACTTCAGGGTCTTTGGCCCTTTCCAACGCAACTCTTAATCTCTGATGAATCAAATTAATAATCTGAGATTGTCTGGCATGTGATTTTGATTTGAAGCTTTCTTTGTTTAATGTGTCAATAATATCTTGTTTGGTTCTGAACTTTACCGATACAGTATCACTTGGATTTTCATCCGTGTATAATCTTCTGTCAGACCCTTTGGGTTTTTTTCCGGTTCCTACCTTTGGGTCCTTATCCTCTACCGTTTCTCTACTATCGGGTCTAAACCTTAGAGGATTATATTTGATTGCGGTCTTGGGGAATCTCAACCCACTGCCTTGTTTCCTAGCATTTTTCAATGTCCTGGAATATTCTTCGAGTTCTTCCCTTAAAATTTTTAAAATATTCTCACGTAAATTCATAATTGTCTGATTGGATGTTTATTATACAATTTT